CGATATGCGACTTAAAACATATGGCGGGCAGAACATGCAGTAGTTGGTAAGTCTATGAAAGCTAAATAGATACTGCTAACAACCAAGAAATCTCTAGTCGCGCGTGATTGTTCTTAAATAGACCGCCACCAAATGCCGACTTAGCTCAACTGGCAGAGCAACTGACCTGTAATCAGTAGGTTGGGGGTTCGATTCCTCTAGTCGGCACCATATATCCGAGCAGTTTCAAAGAAGACTGGGGTCTTCAGCAGACTCCAAATCTGCCAACAAAGGGTTCGATTCCTTGCTTGGGTGCACATTATAAATAAAAAAAATGGGACGGTAGGATAGCAGCGATTCCAGCGGTCTGTAAAACCGCCACGTAAGATACACCGGTGGTGCAACTCCACCTCGTCCCACCATATGGCGCATTGGTGAAGTGGCTTAACACACCGCCCTTTCACGGCGGCATTCATGGGTTCGAATCCCGTATGCGTCACTTTTTATTAGAGGAGAAGAGCATGTTTAAAGTTATTGTTGCAGGTAGTAGACATTTTACGAATTATACTTTTGTCAAATCCGTTCTGAATCATTACCTTTCCAACCAGACAAATATTGAGATTGTTTCCGGATGTGCTCAAGGCGTTGATAAACTCGGAGAACGGTATGCAAAGGAAAATGGATTGCCTGTAAAACGATTTCCTGCTGATTGGAACACATATGGACGAGCAGCTGGTCCAATCAGAAATAAACAGATGGCAGAGTATGCTGATGCATTAATACTGTTTTGGAACGGTTCATCTCCAGGCTCGAAAAACATGCTGAAAAATGCAAAAGAAATGAACTTAAAAATCCACGAAATCAAAATTTAAAGTTCATCATGAGGAAGGAAAACCTCTTAAACCCGTGTTATTGATTGTGAAGTAGAAACAATCATTCGGTAGCTTGATATCGTCAAAGCCGGACGAAAAGTGGCTAGACCCGTTAAAGCCTGGTGCCACAATATACGGTCTCGTAGCGCAATTGGTTGAGAGTACCGCACTGTCACTGCGGAGGTTGCGAGTTCAAGTCTCGTCGGGACCGCCAAATTTTGTTTAAAATCTTTGGGCAGAAAATTGACATTCTTTTGCATTATTTGTTATAATATATAAGAAGAAGGGAGATTATATTATGACAGTTGCATTAGTTCGTCAATATTCTAAAGAAGAATTAGAAAAATTAGTTAAAGAATCTCATTCAATGAGAGAACTACAACGAAAACTTGGGTATAAATCAATTGGCTCAAATTTTCAAACCATTCAAAAAGTACTAGATGAATATAAAATTAGTACAAATCATTTTACTGGGGTTGCAAAAGGTGCTATTAAACGAACAGAAGAAAATGTTTTTATAAAAAATTCTACTGCAACGCAAGCAACACTTCGTAGATGATATTTAAAGGGAAATTATTCTGAATATAAGTGTGCAATTTGTGGGTTACCTCCTGAATGACAAGGAAAACCGTTGACATTAACTTTAGACCATATTAACGGAGACAATCATGATGATAGGTTAGAAAACTTACGTTGAATTTGTCCAAACTGTGACAGACAAACAGATACTTTTGCTGGAAAAAATGTTTCAGAAAAACTCTCAAGAAAAGAGTCACATTGTGTTGATTGTGGAGTAAAAATTTCTTATGGAGCAATTAGATGCAAAGAATGTAACGCTAAACATTCAGTAATTTCTCTTGAAAAAATGCCAGTTTCAAGAGAAGAATTAAAAAATTTAATTCGTACTAAATCTTTTTTAGAAATTGGAAGACAGTATGATGTTTCTGATAACGCTATTAGAAAATGATGTGACAAATTTAGCTTACCAAGAACAAAAAAAGATATACAAAAATACTCTGATGAAGAATGGGAACTTCTATAAAAATCCCAAGTTTATAGCCCCATAGTTTAATGGTAAAACATTTGATTTTGATTCAAACAATATAGGTTCGATTCCTATTGGGGCCGCCATTTTATTTTTTAAAAAAGCTTTCAATGCGAACCTTTAAAGACCCGCGAATCTTTAAAGGAGATACCCAAGGATCTCTCAGGAAGTGCCCTAAAATTCAACGCTAGGGATAATAGCACCCAATTGCAGAAACGCCTAGATAAATCGTAACGTGGGCTAGGTAAATCAGGGTTGAAGAAAGTTTTTATACATGCGGATATGATGTAATTGGCAGCCATGTTAGTCTTAGAAACTAATGCCTCGTGCGTACAGGTTCGAGTCCTGTTATCCGCACTAACAACAGAAAAAAGGAATATTAATCGGATTGGCCACCGAAGTAGAACGCCAAACGCAAGTGGTGAAGTGAATGAGGCTTCAGCAACAGTACCTAAAAGGAAGTCATGCCCCTTTAAATTTCGGACATAAAAACGTCAGGGATCCGCAGAATGTTCTTAACCTTTTTTCTTTTTTTCCACCACCTCGGTAGTGAATGTTGTCATACTGGACTTAATAAAGCTGAGGGAACTCCAGGGTTATATATCCTGCCAGTGAGGGTTGGGCCTCACTTTTTGATGGACAGTAAGCTAATCTAGTGAAAGCGCTGGTCTGAAACACCAGAGAGCCCAGAGCGTAACTGGGACTGTCCACCATTTTATATGGAGGCTATAGTTCAATGGTAGAGCGAGACGTTGTGACCGTCTAAATAAGAGTTCGATTCTCTTTGGTCTCCCTCACAAAAGAAAAGGAATAAAAATATGCAAATCTCAATTCAAAAACTTATTGATAATGAAGCTACTAGAGAAGAAATTGCCGATGCTATGTTATTAAACTATGAAGACCATGAAAATATCCTTTCTGATGAAGATGAACCTTTAGAAGTTTTTGATACTATCGATGAAAATTTTTTGGTTGCTGATGTTTGTCAAGAATATGACCTTTATAAAAGCTGGAATAATAGATCAACAATTTTAAAAATTAATGATTCTTATTTTTCTTGGAATTATGGAATGAATGCAAGATATGGAGATTGGGATTTTTATGGTTGTGAAAAAGTTATTCCTCATAAAAAGATTGTTTTAGATGTTGAATTTCTCCCTGTTGGAGATACTCCAACAAAGCAAGAAACAACAGCATTATATGCAAAAGTTTATATGGGGCTGTAGAGTTGGCATTCGATTAGATAGGTGAGGTTATGCTTGCAGCGGGGTGATGACCCGAACCATCAAACCTAAAATTAAACGCTAAAAACATTTTTTCAAAGATTAAAAATATCTTTTCATTCAATAATTTCTCTTTAAGTGCGCTCGCCGCTTAGAAGAGTTACCAAAACGAGCTGCCGCAAGTAAAAGTTCTTAGATAATATACTTGTGAAAGACCATATCTAAGTAAGCTGTGGATAAAGAAAAGTATAATAATAATCTAGCTAAGACGGGGATTCGATCTCCCCCAGCTCCACTACCAGCCCTCCGTCTTGGAGGGCTTTTATTTGTTTATTATTTTAATTTATTATATAATTATTATATAAGAGGTGAGGAAAATGCATAGTTACAAAGACCCGTATTCCGGCAAAAGAAAAAGTCTTTCTCATTACAACAAGAAGAAAGAGAAGGAAAAAACTAAAAAATTAATGGTGCATTCTCGTTGGTACCCAGCTCCAGCATACTGGAGCAATGGTCATTATGACTGGAATGAAGCAAAATTTTATCCATCTGATAAAGCCTATATCAAAAGATATTGGCGCAAACAAACTAGTAAAGAACATAAGAAAATTTCTCATCGAAAAGCTCGTAGAAATGAAGTCCACAATTCAACTTATCACAAAGTTTATGACTATTGGTGGGAAATCTACTAGAGAGGAGATTTATGAAAAATATATTTTTAATTCTTAAAAATAAAATTTTAATTAAACAATACCCCTTTTTAACTCCTAGAGATTATTTTGGAAACCCCCTGTCAAACTGCACATATAACGAATTAGACATCTCTATTCCTAGAGGATGGTGGAAACGTTTTGGTCTTGCTTGGTGTAAAGACCTTAAAGAATGTTGTGAAAAAGAAGGTATAGATTGCGCAGATGTACATATCCTTCAAGCAAAAGAGAAATACGGTGGATTAAGAGTTTATTTAAATAATGAACCAGAGTGTTGGTCTGAACATGAATATGCTTGGGAATATATTTCAGAACATACGTGTATTATTTGTGGGAAATTTCCATGCAAAAAAATAACTACTGGTTGGATAACTCCTCTTTGTGAAAAATGTAAAAATAACATTCCAGGTGATTATACTATAGAAAACTCTCCTTTAGAAGAATTTATTAGTTATTCTAAATGGGGAAACGAAGGAAAAGTAGAATATTTTATTGATATGAAACCATACTATGAAAAAATTGGATATAAATTTGTGAAAGGAGAAAAACATGTATAAAGCCCTTGTAGTTGTTGATGTACAGAACGATTTCGTAACTGGCGCACTTGGAACACCAGAAGCGCAAGCTATTATTCCAAAAGTTTGTGAAAAAATTCGCAATTTTGATGGAGATATTATTGTTACCCAAGATACTCATTATGAAGATTACTTAGAAACAAGAGAAGGAAAGTTTTTACCTGTTCCTCATTGTATTAAATATTCTGATGGTTGGCAAATTGTAGATGAAGTAAAAGCAGCTTTAAGAGATAAAGGCCCTGCTACAATTCAAAAAGAAACTTTTGGCTCTCCTATTATAACCTTATATGCTGGTGATTATGATGAGATAGAATTTATTGGCTTATGTACTGATATTTGTGTTATTTCTAACGTATTATTAGTTAAAAATGCGTTTCCAGAAATGGATGTTAAAGTTGATTCTGCGTGCTGCGCTGGCGTAACACCCGCCAAGCATGAAGCAGCTTTAGAGGTTATGCGCAGCTGTCAGGTGGAGGTATATTAATGAGAACAAGAAGAGCAAAACGTCGTCACAATGATTGGAATCATATTTTTAAAAAAAGAAATATCTTTAAATATGTTTGGGGAGACTCTTTGGCCGGTTATCCTCTTCACAAATTGAGTAAAGGTAAGGTTCATTGCTCTTGTCCTATATGTGCTACAAAAACTAAGAAAGATGGATGGAAACATTCAGATTTAAAAGAAATTGAAAGGATGGATTATCTTGACGAAGGAGATAATTAAAACTGTCCCCATTTGGGTTGATATTCCGCATGAAAAAACCATTCAAGAAAATCCAGATATTGTAAAGGAGTTTGACAAAACTCCTTATTACATTACTACTAAATATGATGGAGAACCTCGTTATATTGCTATTGATGAAGAAGGTCAAACTTATTTTTCTCAAGATGAAAAGTTTATTGAATGGTTAAAACAAAGTAATGTTTTAGAAAAGTTAAAACAATTTAAAGAGATGGCGGAAGCCGATAAGGTTTACGTCTTTGGCGAGTTCTGTGGCCCGGAAATTCATGACAATCCTTTAGAACTTAAAGAATTAAAATGGTTTCCATTTACCGCAAAAGTAGATGAAAAATTATGTGATTATGAAGCTTTACATTTACTAAGTGGCGTTTTAGGTATGCAACCAGTACAGACCGAAGAGATGGGATTTTATTTAAATATGTCTTATCCAACTATGGCGGACCTGGTTACGAGAGCTACCAAAGCAGGCATTTACGCATATCCTCCAGAAAAGCCTGGAGAAGGAATTATTGTAAGGGGTTTATATAAACCAGAGCTTAGTTTCCAAGTTCTTAATCCCAATTATTTATTGACAAAATAAAATTTTTGTAGTATAATATATATGTAAAAAGAAAAGAGGTTTTTATTTATGAGAGAATTTGATAGAATTGATAGAATTACAAATCTTTTAAATAAAGCTTGGAAAACATTTCCTGATTTAAGATTTTTTCAATTTTTACATATGTTTCAGTGGGAATGTTCCACTGACCCATTCTATGTAGAAGACAGTAAAGTTGAAGAATGGTTAGAACGTCTTATAGAATTTAATGAAGAAATAGAGGAAATTAATAGATTAAGTAAATGGAGTGCTGAATTACAAAACTGGAAAGAGGAGGATTAGTCAATGAGTTATTGGTATACTTATTATATTGGTTATGAACTAGATGGAATTGTTCATGTGGCAGGCCCGCACTATAAAGAAAGTCAAAAAGCCATGCCTGCACTTGCAAAATCTCAATCTTTTGCTTCTGATTTATATGATGATTTTTATGCCTTACCAGAAAATAAGATGGGCGATGATGTAAAATATCAATTTACTTATACTGATTGGAATGGAAAAGAAACACTAGAATATGTAAAATATCTTCCTATTGATCAATTACCTTCAGTCAATTTTGTTAAAATGGGTTATTACCTCATCCAAGATATTCAGAGATACCAGAAATATAAAATTGCTGAACAAGAATATTTTTACAATATGATTTCTCCAGAAGTATATTTGGCAAAGGTTGAAAATCAAATGAAGTTTGGCCCGAACCCAGAGAGAGAAGATGTTGAAGGTGGAAAATATAGAGAGCCTGATGCTTCTGAATATATGTTCTATGCCATTCCAGATTACAATTCAAGAGAATATGAATCATTCTTCCTCCAACAGGTAGTAGATATGGTTGATTATGCAATCCCTTATGGTGCAAAAGTCCTTATTTTAGAAACGGAAGGTTAAAATATGAAGATTATTGATTTTGAACGAAAAGGCAATGTTATTAAGCTCTATCTTGGTGACAATGATTGTAATGATTACTGGGGCGATGATTGGGATGATTTTCCGTATGAATGTAATGCCGGAAGAGTTTATGATGAGTTTGTTCAAGGATATGCCTATTTATATATTGATTATGCGTTTAATGTTTTTGAACCATCTGATGATTGGTATTATAATGGAAATTCCCCATTCTGCAAAGCAGATTTTAAGAAAGCCCGCAATCCAATTCTAGTAATTACAACTTCAGATGAAGGATATTTACGAGGTCCTCTTGATACCGAATCAATGTTAATTTATTTTGAGCAAGAGTTTGAACCTGGCGCATATTATTTAGATTACGAAAAAAAGAAAATTACTTGCATTTCTTAAAAAATTTTTGTATAATATATATGTAAATACAAAAAATCCTCTTTTCTTTAAGAGTTACCTCTAGTAGCTCTTAAAAGGAGTCCGTAAGAACAACCTCCACGTGGTGGACTCTGGGTAAAGCTAATAGTTCTTAAAGGTCAGCCTTCGTGACCTTAAATGGATAAGCCTAGCAATAGGTAAAAGTTCTCTAGTGGTTTTATGAGAGCGAAGGGATAACCCTTTCCACGGAAAGGCATTTTAAAAGTTTATGCTCTTATGGGTTGGGCAGACCTGTAAGAAAAGTAAAGCTTCTCTAGGATAAGCCGTCGCTAAGAGGAGATAAGTATAGAAATATACGATTTTTAAAATGGTTATAGACTCGACTTCTGCCAAAAGAAGAGTTTATAATATTTAGTACAATCACTTATGTTGAGGGAGTTTCGTGTAAGTGGTATTAAAATCGAGTAGGTGGCTCCGAAAGAAGAGTGGCGATTGGTAGGCTTGCTCCAAAAGGGTGAGAGCCAAAACCGGCGCCTCGTCATTCAGTTACATTATAGCGTACTTAAAGAATTCTTACCTTGTGAAAAAGATAAGAGTTGCCATTTTCAAGCAAAAGTGCGCCGGACTGGAAAACCGAAAATCGACTATCCTATGAAAGATGAGGACACTACTAGCTCGCAAGGTATAGGGTGAATGAGTAAGAGTATGAGCGTACGATTAAATGGTGGGAGCCATTGAACCTCTCCAAAGGGATCGGCTAGGAAATGAAAGTTATTCAGGTTCCAGTAAGATTTGGGGACGTTTCTCAAATGTCCTGTCGATGTATCCTACAACCAAAAGTTGTGTGTAAACGTGCGGCTAACCGCATAAGATGGATACCACTTTAGGTCAATTACTCAGCCTATATAGTATAATTAGGAGGAACCTTTCCTTCTTTTTATTTGATTTTTTATAAAAATAATGTTATAATTATTATATAAAGAATGAAATAAGGAGAAAGAATATGGAAACACTTAGTATTAAAGTTCAGAGCGTTGTTATTGATGATGATGGAGATCGAATTGGTTCCGTCAATGGTTCGTTTGAACTCGATGAAGGGACGCATATTGATGATGCATTTGTTTTATTTGGCAAGGCACTCATCTTATATGGATATCATCCAGATTTAGTTTACAAAAAGTTAGAGCAGTTACAAGAGGAATAAAAATGAAGACTAGTAATTATAGATTAGGAAACAAAACAATTTTTACATTTCATACAAAGAGTTATGGTGATATTACCGGGAAGGCTAAGTGTCATCCAGAAGACTCCTTTGATATGCAGTTTGGTCTTACCCTGGCAAAAGCTAGGGCAGAGCGCAAGTTGTATAGAAAAATCTATGCCGATGCAGATAAAGAATATCAGCAAAAATTAAGGGAATATAGAAAAGCTAAAAAGAAGTTTGAAAAAAGTTGTAAAAAATTAACAGATTCTTGGATTGATTTTAGAGAAGCAGATATGATTTTAACTGATTTAGAGGTGCATAAGTAACCTCTTTTTTATTTGGAAAGGAATGATTTTTATGAAGAAAATTTGAGGAATAATTATTTGTTTAGTAGCTATTCTTTTTCTATTGTATGGCTTACAAACAACTAGTCCAACAAAAGAAAAAGTGGTTAAAGAAAAGAAAGTAGATAAAATAGTAGAAGAAGAACCAGTCCAAGAAGAAGAAGTGATTATTGAAGAAGCCCCTTTGGCGCAAGAGGTTAGCTATTCAATAGATGAAAGTGGTTATGAAACCATTTCCCCATCTGGCGGGGTTTATAGCTATGACGGGCGCACAGAAACATATTATTCAAGTAATGTTTTATATCACTATAATACTCCTAATTGGACTGCTGATGAACAAGGTTTTTATAGAGATGCAAATGGATATTATGTAGTGGCGGCTTCAGATATAGAGCAGGGCACAGTCTTCGCTTGCTCAATGGGCGACTGCATCGTTGAAGATAGTGGTTGCGCTCCAGGTGTGACGGACTACTATGTCAACTGATAGCAATTAGTTTTTTTAAATAAATTAAAAAAGGAGGTTTTTTAATGGGCAAAATTTTAAATAATTTAAATGAAAAATTTTCAAGTTCTGGAAATTTGATTTCAGAATCAATTAAAAATATAGATTTAAATATGGGTGATGGAGAAAGTAAACCCCTTTATCCAGTTGTAAAAATTAAAAGAACAGAAGGGGCAACAGAAATATCATTTGAATTTATAGAGGGTGTCGTTCCCTTGGATGACATGGGAGTAAAATTAATTGCTATCGACGAATATGAATCTTCTTCTGGCACTCATACACAATCATCAAATGCATTGTTATGTTACAAAGAAGACGAAGAAACATGGAGTACAGAACTTTCGGACATTTTTGCTTTTAATAGGTATAAACTTGAATTATCGCAAGACAAAAAAACGGTTGTTGGTATTAATCGAGTTCGTTATGAGTTACAATCAATTTTCGATAACGAATATGAAACACAAACCGTATCGGATATGTGGGTTCTAGACCCATGGTGGCACGATTACATTATTCTTTATAACGATAGCTATGTCGAAACAGAAAGAACTCAATATTACAAAATAACAGGCGCACCTGAAAGATGGTATCGAGATAATGACCGTGGTTTCTATTCGTTTAGAGTAGCAGATGGGCTTGAAACTCCGCAAGTAACTGTTATCTATCCAGATAAACATGACCCAAATAGTTATGTTGAGTTTGATAATGGTGACGTTTTGTGGAAATAGTGTTATAATTAAAAACTAAAAGAAAAATCCTTATATTTAAGATAAAAAATTGGACAACATCTTATAATTTTATTTCTCTCTCTTTAAAATCCTTAAAAGGAGGTCAAATATTATGGGTAGATTATTAGATAATATAAAAAGCGTATTTAATACGCAAGGAGATAATATTACAGAAGCTATTGGCAATATAGAAAACAATTCTGGAGATTCTGGGTCTTCTAATATTGTGTTATTAAGTTTAGATACAAGTACTATGACGCTTGGGGCAACATACAACGAGATAAAAACTTATCTTGAAGAAGGCAAAATTCCAACCTTATTTACTTCTATGCAACAACCTGAAACTGAAGAAGAAAATTATATTATGGGGACTTATTTTCTTGGTCAACTAGGAGTGGAAAGTGGAAAAATTGAAAAGAAATATGTGGCAATGTTTCAAGGTTTTGCTGCAGGAAGCATTTCATTTGCACCTTTTTCTTCTTCTAGCCCTGATGAAGGACTTATTTTTGATCAAAGTTTATTGCCTAATTCTGGTGGTGGTGGAAGCAACACGATGAGTTAATTTAAGACGGTTTAATTAAACCGTCTTTATTTTTTTGGTCAAATTTCTTTTATTCTCTTTATTTCTCTTGTATTAAAAAAGATAAGAAAAAAAGGAGGACTTTATTATGGCAATTCAAATTTATAAAAATGGTCCGACTCAAGGGCTAAAAACTTTTATTTGTGATAAAGAAGAAGATATTGAAAACCTTCCTACAAATATAAAAATGGGATGTATAGCATATATTATTGAAACTGGAGATATTTATATAATTAACAGTGAAGGGGAATGGTCTAAATCAACAAATACTCTTTTATCTATATAGAAAATTAGAAAGCGAGGAATAAAATATATGAACAATATTAAAACAGAATTAAAAGAATATTTATCCCTTTCTGATTTAAATCTTGACGAAAAAAGTAAAATTAAAGATATATTAAATACCTATAACTCAAGCGATGAAAAAACAATCAAAGATGCAATAAATAAAATGTCTTTAAATTTTGCTATCGCACCAAAAGAAAGAATTATTGGAGAAGATGGTGCTGGAGGATATATAGATGTTTTTTATGATTTATTTACAAGAGAAGAAACAATAACAAAAAATGAATTTAAAACTCCATTTTTAGAATCAACTTCTGCGGGATACCCTAATTTAATTGTTAATGAAACCAGATTCAACAGTAATGCAAATAAATATTTTTATAACAAACACCTTTGTCGTCCAATAAAAATAGTAAAAAATAATAAAACAGTTGCTGAAGCCTACGCTTATTATAGTACTATGGTATCTTTTAAAATTGATGGTGCTTCACACAATCTTTCTGCCTCTTCTGGTTTTATTAGATTTGCAAATGGAGATACTTTTATTGGGACTTTTATAATCGGCTTTAAAGTTTCTGAAGCGGTATCTATTACACCAAAAGAAAGTGGAGATACTTGCTTTGCAGATGTTTCTACAACAGGAGTTCTTTATATTGAACAAAATAATAGTTATGTTATTGCTGAATCTAATTTTACAATAAAAAGTATGCAAAATACTTCTGGTTTAATTTACGCAGCAACAAAACCAGGAAATACAGAAGATATTGTTAATGCTCGTGTAGAAGTTGGACTTGCTAAAAGTACAGCAGATGGATTTATTTTTAGAGTCATCCCAAGATTTCCAACGACAGCAGAAAACTTTACTTCAGTAACAATTCCAAAAAATGTAATATATTTTTCTGTTCTTGGTGGAGACTCTCTGCCACTAGGAACTTTTAATAAATAAAAAGGAGGAATAAAATATGTATAATATTGAGAAAGCAGTAAAAATTTTTCTTGAAAAAATTTCTGGAAAAGAAATAGATATAGACACAGAAAAAAATAATGTTACCATTTTAGAAGTCTTAAATAAATATGGTATAGAAAATGGTAGCTTTACAGAAGACCAAAAAACTATTGAAGAAGCATTACTTTTATTGGGTGCAGAAGAAGAAGAGGAAGAAGAAGTTGAAACTGGAGAAGGATTAAATAAAACACTAGGAAACGTTTCTGTTTCTATCCAAAAAACAGATGAGGAGTCATTACCTGCAAATGCAGAATTAAAACTTTCTAAAGCAAACTTACCAGAACAAGGTTTATTTGGAATTAACATTTCTTTCTTAGATGGAGAAGGACATGAAGTTGCTCCTTTAACAGAAATGATTTTTACAATTTCTTACTCTGGAGAAAGTTCTTCTCATGACAATTTAAAATTAGGATATACTGATCAATCTGGCTCAGCTCAACCTGTAGATTCAGACAAAATTGTTGAAATTACCAATAAATCTGTTACTTTTGCAAGCGATTTACCTGGTACATATATCGTTTATTATTCTTTAGAAGAAAACCCTCAGTAGAAACATAAAAAAAATTTTGGTATAATATATTATATAGGAGAAAAATATGTTTAGAGTAATTTCATATAATAATAAAGGAAACGAATCCTTAAAATTTAACTTTTCTATTTGTCCTGAAATTTCCTACGGTTTATTAAGATTTAATTTACTACAGCTAATAACAGGTAAGTCTATCTTAACTTTTAATGTTGATTCATCTTTTGGAATTTTTAATGATGGAATCCCAGCAATAATGTGGGACGATGAATACCCTTTAATAGAGATGATGGGACAAGTTGATGAAAAATACAAATACAAGAATAAAATTCTTTTTATTTCTAGTAAAGATGGCACTCCTATCAAGATATATTATGGTCAAAAAATTACTTTTAAAGAAACAGAATTTAAAAACTTAACACATTTAATTATAGATGGTATGGATATGTATCTATACAATCTATCATTTACTATTTTAGCTAAAAATAATTCTTTAAGCCTCGTCTAATGACGAGGCTTATTTTTACGTTTAAGAAAAATTTGGTATAATTATAATAGGGGAGTTTTTCAGACTCCCTTTTCCTTTTCTCCAAAAAACCTTTATTATATACCAAAAATTTTATTATTTTTAAAATTTGACTATTAAAAAAATTTATTATATAATTATTATATATGAAAAGAGGTAAAGTAAAATGAAAGAAGTTTATATAATAGCAAAAAGAGCTTCTAGACATTTGGATTTTTCTAATTGTTATTTAATAACCTTATTTTATTACTTGGTTGATGAAAAAGATTATCCAATAGAATACGTCCCCGTTAAAATTCAACCAGCTGTAAAAATTTTAAGTCGAAAATTAAATAGATGTTCTTTTTTACACTATTTAACGGTTATTGACATGTCAGAAAATCCATATGTTAAAAGAATAAAAGATGAAACTATTTTATTGAAAGGAATAAAAAACGAATGGTAGAAAATTTATTTGAAAGAGCGCAAGAGCAAGGAGGTTTCCTCTATAAATCTTCTTTAACAGAAGAAGAAGAAAAATTTTGTCGAGATAATGATATTTTAATTATTGAAGATGAAAATAAGAAAAGTTCAAACATTTTTAAACTATATCTTCAAGAGATTGGAAGTTATCCTATGTTAACTCCAGAAGAAGAACGAGAATTAGGGTACGCCTTATTGACAGACCAAAGGGAAGCCGCAAAAGAAAAACTTATAAATGCAAACTTGCGCCTAGTAGTTTCTATTGCTAAAAAATATTTTTATAAAACCCCTGTCAGTAATTTAGATATTATTCAAATGGGTAATATGGGGTTAATGACTGCCGCAGACAAATATGACGTGACAAAAGGAAATAAGTTTGCCACATTTGCTACCTATTGGATTCGTCAAGCTATTTTAAGAGGGTTGTCAGAACAATCAAGGAATATTCGTTTGCCAGAAAATATAATTAGTAAACTTAATTATGTAAATAAATGTAAAAAAGATTTTGAGCAAGAAAATGGAGAATCTCCAACAATAGAGGAATTGGCCTCTTTAACTGGTTACAACTCAGCAGAAGTAAAATTGCTTTTAGACCATTCTTTAACACCGTTATCTTTAAGTCAAAAAGTTTCAGATGATACTGATGATTCTTTGGAAGATTTGTGCGCGGACACGTCTATAAGAACTCCAGAGCAAGCCTTTGCGCAAACCGCAAATAAAGAATTAGTAGATAAAATGTTATCTACTCTTGGCGACGAAAGAGAAATTGCTATTGTTCGTCAACGTTTTGGATTGGATGATGGGCAAGAAAAAACATGGGCAGAAATTGGAAAGAGTGTTGGGTTATCTCATACTAGAGTAGAACAGCTTTTTAAAAAGGCTTTAAAGAAACTTTCTAGCCCTAGTAGAAAGAAAATTTTCGCTGACCAGTTTTATGACTTGACAATGTAAAAAATATATTATATAATATATAAAGAAAAGAGGTGAAAAAATGATTGAATCTCATAATTTCTATTGCTGTAAGTGTGGTGCCAAAGGAATCCCTGTAGTGCGAAAACAAAACAAACTTAGAGAAAAAATGCACTTAAAGCAACTTTGGTGTATTAATTGTAAAGAGGTGGTTAATCATGTTGAATGTTACGATGATAAGGATGTAGCAAAATTTTTAGAACGATTTAAAAATGGTTATTATATAGGAAAGGAATATAAGGAAGATGTTTAATAAAGGAAATGTTAGTTTTAAACAAGTAGTTGATGAAGAAAGGCGCAGATGTTATGTAACAGCAAAGTATCATAAAAAGGAATCTCTTGGTGTTGCTTATTGTCATCCAGAAGATGAATTTCGTTGGAGAATTGGACTTGCTATTGCTGAATATAGAGCCATGATAGAAGTTTTAAGAGAAGAAATTCCACTAGCAGAAGAAAGAGTAAAAACTCTTCATCATACTTATGATTGTTTAACACAAAAGAAAGATTATAATCCAGATGAAATTGCGGCAAAGGCTCTGTACCACGCCTGGCAGCAAGAATTAAATGATTTAAATGCTATTAGAGCAGAATTGAACATTACTGAATCTTTATTAGAAAGATATTTAAAAATAAGAAAGGAAAGAGAAAAGAGAAAAGAAGAATGAAAAGAGATTATATCAATGATGAAAAAGCTTGGCGATTAGAAATGCAGTTAAGATTAGAAGCTCTTGAAAAATACGTTAAAGATTTAAATACTTTCACTGATGTAGAAGGAGTAAAATACATTACTGGATATAAACAGGAGGGAAAAATAGATGAGCCTGCTGACTGTTAGTATTTTTTGGTTTTTATCTATTGTATTTACAGCTTGTTTTGCAACCTTTATGACTTGTATTTTAATTGCTGAAAAGAGAGATGAAGAAAGATGGGATTTCAACCAACAAAAAGAAAAGAAAACAAAATAACCTTTTTTGAGCTACTAAGTCTTTTATATACAAATAATATCCCCACACGAATAAAATATCGTGAAAAAGAATATTTATATGTAACAGCTATGAAAGATTATCGACCAATAGACCTTCTTGTTGATCATGGTGGACTTATAAAAAGAATGGGCGGCTTAAGTATTGGAGAGTTAATGCATTCAAAAGACATTGAAGTTTTAGATATTGTTTTTGCTGCAAAAGATGATGATATTTTAATCTGGCCGCCGCCAGGCATAAGGAGAATGTAATAATGAAAACTAAAACAGAAAAAATATCTTATTTTGAATTAATGTGTTTGTGGTATACTGGAAAGTATCCAAAACGAATAATTTATAAGGATGAAGTATGGACTATTTTTCTAAATAAAGACTATAAGAGTAGAAATGGAAAGCTTTTAGGATTTAACTTTAGTGATTTAACTTTTAAAAATCAAATTGATGAAAAGTGTATTGAAATATTGGATTTTGATGAGCTTGGATAATGCGAGTGGAATCATATAAGTTGATTATTTTTTTGGTAATTTAGATAGATTACAATAGAGGAGAATATATGAAATTAAAAGATTTAATTAATAAATTTGGAGAGTATGAGGTTCCACAAGAATTTATTGATAAATTTGAACTTCTTGAGAAACCTAAACCTAAAACGATTTGGAATTTAAAGTATAATGATTTATATAATTGGATTGATGGAGAAGGAAATATAGGTATTCATCATTGGTGTGAAGATGAAATTGATTTAAACCTCCGAAAAGCAGGTAATACTTTTTTGACTTATAAAGAAGCAGCAGGAGAAAAAGAGCGTCGAGAAGTGGAAACATTATTGTTAAAATATGGTGGCAGACGTTGGTTTAAAAATAATATGAATAATTGGTATATTGCAATGAACTATGATTTACATGCAACATATCTTAATTTTTCGCTACAAGATCAATTACCAGGCATAATTTATTTTGATTCAAGAAAAGAACTAATGGATGCAATTTTTAAAATCGGAGAAAAAAGAGTTGAAAACGCCCTGTTTGAGGTAAAATAAAAATGACTTATGTATATGTGGTATCGTATAGGAGACACGAAGACATTGAACCAATAATTACAGTGTTTGACAATGAAAGTTCAGCGCTGAAAATGGCTAACAGCTTAAGAGATGAGGGCAATTATGCTTGGATTGATGTATGCCCCTTATATCATACGTTCACAAAATAGTAGCAAAAAGGAATAAATATATGAAAATAAAAATAAAAGATTTGATGAGTACATATGGTGAATATACCATATCAGATGAATTAATTGAAAAATTAGAACCTCCTGAAGCTACAACAGTTTGGGATTTACCAAATGGAGATACGTATTATTATACTGATATTGATGGCGCTATTATGTTTAATGCATGGTATGAGTCTTGCAAAGGTGAACGAGACATGGGGAATGTATTTCTCACTCAAGAAGATGCAGAAAGGGATGTCGAAAGACGTAAAGTTGAAACTCTATTACTCAAATATGGTGGTAGAAGATGGTTTAAGAAAAGTGGAGAGAATTGGATATTGCGGCTAGATAAACACAATCAAGCTACACGTTTTGAAGTGGGTGAACCGTACCAAGGGTTTATTTATTTTGATTCATATGAAGAAGCGGTTAACGCTTGTGAACAAATCGGAAATAAGAGAATTGTAAAGGCTTTGTTTGAGGTGAGATAAGATGGAAACGTTGATAGTTTATTTAGCATTTTTATACCTTATGACAAAACTTATATTAAATGCAATTGAACAGGAGAAATGGTGGTTGTTAATTATTTCTCTTGTGATAACAATAATTGGAGTAATATTTTATTATCATTTGAGGTAAAGTAAAATGAAAACATTAGAGTATGTTAAAGAACATTATAACGAATTTGAAGAAGATGATTTTCTTGATAAAAGATGGACAAATAGATTTTTAGATTTTCTTCCATCTGATGAATGGGATAAATATGGATTTCATCTTAAAGAGGGGGCGACACATACACCTCTTGAGTGGACTGAGGAAAATGTTCTTGCACAATTGAAAGAAGATGTTGAATTTGGACATGAAAAAGCAGAAGATGAACGAGGTATATCTTCAGAGCTAATGGCTATGGTTGTTAATGCATGGTGTAAAGTACTTGAGAATGGACTTAATCTTGATGGCGATGATGGATGGTATCATCACAGACAGTTTGATGTAGTAGCAAAACATTATGGATGGCTTGGATATAAACCTGAAGGAGAAGAAGAATGATTGAAACCATATTAAGAATGACTGTTGGTGCTATGGCTGGGTCAATCTTCTATAGGGCGCAAAAAGCAGAAGATTGGGGTATTGTTGTTCGAATTTTGATACTATTTATAGCTTTTCTGGTTCTGTGTTAGGGTGAGATAAATGAATGAAGTAATTATAACTGCTATATATATGATTGGTACAGTAATTATGCTTTATCTATATTTGAAAATGAACAGATAATTAAGGAAAGATAAAATGAGACTGATTGACGCAGATGAAGCCGTTGCTAGAATTGATGCAAAATTAAATGAAATGTCCACATTTACAGACAATGAATATGGAATCATGGGATATAGAAATGCATGTGTAGCGATTAAACGAATGTTGGATAGCCTTCCAATAGCGAATGAATGGATTCCTATTACCGAAAGATTACCCGAAATAGGACAATACGTACTAGTATCTATGGATATGAATTATGTTGCTACGGCAACGTTTCAAGGAGATTATTGGGAAAGCACTTTCGATCTTGACTGAGAAGAAGTCACAGCGTGGATGGAATTGCCAGAACCATATAGGGGAAAGAAAAAGAATGAAACGGATTTTAATGCAAAGAAATACAATGATTAATGTTGATACAATCAGAGCAATACATGTTATAAAGAGAATGGATTTAAAAGATAAACATATATTTGAAGTGGCAGTAGATTTAAATAACTTTGATGCAGATGAATACATTTCTTTAATGATTAGTTTTGATAACGAAGAGAATACTGCTAGTGTACTTGAATATGTTATCTCATGGTTAGTGAATGACAATTCAAACTATAAAGGAGATATTGAATGATAGCGATAAATGAAGAGATGCCTAATAGTTGTATATGTTGTCCATTAAGTTTTTATTTAGGAATGGAAAATCTTGCTTGCGTTTTTTTAGGTGATTTAGGAAGTCGTCATTGTACAGATGTTAGAATAGAACGGCACAGAAATTGCCCTTTGATTGAGGTAAAAAATGATAGCGATTAGAAACATGGAAATGCCAAAATCATGCGAAGAATGTCCCATTCTAAAAGTTGAAGAGTTTGAATGGGAAGAGGATGATGGATATTGGGAATGGGATGAACAAAAGATATGTCCATTGATTGATGACCATATTAATAACGAAAAGGATACACGGTGTCCTTTGGTTCCATGTATAGGAATTATCAGAGGATACAAAGAACATAAACCAAAATTATTTGATTTTGAAGAGGTAGAAGAAGAATGGTAAAAATTAAACCATGCCCATTTCGTATACATGGAGAGAAAAAAGCTTCATTAACTGTGGCTGGCGAATATTATTACAACGAATACTTTATGCCATGTTTAAGAGAGGAATGCCCTTGTTATCTTGATGTTGGGTATGAAATCAGATGCTTAAGAGATAATACATATTTTGTTTTAGCAGAAAGGGAAGAAGAATGAAAGAAATTTTAGTTCTGCGCAACGATGAATATGGTACATATTGGTATCATGAAAAGTTAATTCAATGTAAAGATTGTAAGTATTTTGATGGAGAATATTGCCATAGTGAAGATTTGGACTTATGTTTAGAACCTATGGGTTTTAGTGGAGCGCTTTTTTGTCCACCAGAAGATTTCTATTGTGCGTATGCAAAAGGAAAAGAATAATGAATAAATTAGAATCAGAAATATTATTAAGTTCAGTACATAGTATAATCGATACTTGGGAAGCTGAAGTTATAATTGAAGCAATTAGTAGAGATTTGGCGTCAGTCCTGGGGACTCCATGTCAATATGAATCAATAAACGATTTCATACATTATGATTGGTGTGAAAATTGTAAACAAAAGGAGTCTTGGAAATGTTGGCAAGAATATTTAACGCACAAAATAGTACAGAAAAGAAAGGGAAAAAAATGAAGTTATCAGAAGTAGATAAAAAATTAATTTGTAATATATATGATTTAAATGACATCGGAGATTTTTCTGATGGTTTTCATACTTTTAATCAATTATATTATCAACGAATGATGTTGTTTGCCGTGATAGTCAAACAGAATAAATCGAAAGCATGGAAGTCTTTAAAGCACGAAGATGGTGAGTATTGTTTTGGTGGTGGATGGTTTATTGTTGGAATTGATACGCCAGAAGGTAGTTATACATATCACTATCAAACTGAATATTACGATTTGTTTGATTGTCAAGAATTACCAGTAGCAAAACATTGGGATGGGCATACAGAAGAAGATGTTACAAGACTTTTGAGTTTAGAAATAGATGTAAAAAATGTCGAAAGATATTAAAAAATATGTTGCAAAATTTCCAGATAAATATATTATGGTAGACGATACTATTATTAATTTATCTGAACTTAAACTAATTATATATAAAGATTGTGAATACTATAACAAACGTTATATAGATAAAGAAAAAGAAAATAATGAATCAAAATAAAGAATATATTGTAAAAATTCCAGATAAATATTTTACAATGGATGATGCCATTGTTAATTTGTCTGAAGTTAAATTAATTAGATGCAAAGATTGTGAATATTACAATAGACGTTATGTGAATTTATTTATAAGAGGCTCTGATTGCTCAAAAGGTATTATTGACACAATTGTTCCCGATAAGGACTTTTGTTCAAGAGCAAATGAAAAAACTATATGTAAAAATTGCAGATATCATTCAGAAAATGGATTTTGTAGTAGACCTGATGAAAATACTGTCGTAGTTAATAATAATGATTATTGCTCTATGTGGGAGGAAAAAAAGAAATGGTGGAAAAAATAGTTACAATAATATTTTGTCATTTAGTTGGAGATTATGTTCTGCAAAATGACTTTTTGGCCAAGACTAAAAGTCACAACTTCTATCACTTATTAGTTCATTGTGCATTATACTGTATACCATTTGCTGTTATATATGGAATTGATTGGAGAATTATTATATTGTTTGTAATGCATTTAGCAATTGATTTTCATAAATGTATTAAAGTTTTTAATTATACAACAGACAAAATCTTTCATTATTTAATTGCGCTTGCACTTTATTTTGGAGGATAGAAAATGAGATTTTTAAAAACTTATGATGGAATTTTTGTTAATGTTAATAGCATTGAAACCTTGGGTATTCAAAATAAATACTTAGAAGAATATGGTGTTGTTTGTGTTTGCGCAACGTTGATGCATCATACAGGGGCAGAAGAACCTCGTTTTTTACAACTATCAGAATGTTTTAGTGTTGAAGACGGTGAAAAAATGCTTGATAGAATTATTAAAGAATTGACTCAAAGTGCTGACGAGGTGGTAAAATGTTATTAAGAGTATTTGTTATGGCTTTACTTTTTGGTATGTGGTTTATAATTGGATATGCCATTGCCGCTTGGGAAATAGGTCTTTTATTAGAGAAATTTTTTAATGAGCAAGGCGCAGAAAATTTTATAGAATTTATAAAAAAAGAAAGGGATTTGAGTAATGAGTAATTGGAAACCTTGGGAAGACCCTAATTTTAAAAAACAATTGGCAGATATAAAGGCTTATAGTAATCCTAGTAATATCATTATTTTTCCACCTCAAGAATATATTGAAACTCCAAAGTGGACAATGTGTAAAGATGGTTTGCCTTCTCCACATCAAGACGTTCTTGCTTGTGATAAAGCTGGCGCCATGGAGATAGGAAGAGTCTTTCGCGCACAATGCGGCTCTTATTCTGATTTCTTTGTAGAAAATGATTATAGGATTTGTTATGGAATAATTGCGTGGATGCCATTGCCAATCCCGCCAAAAGGAGTATAGTATATGAAAATTGATGAAGAAATTTGGGTTCATGGATATGTAGACGAAATTAGAAATGATAAAATTATTGTTAGGAATCAAGGAGGGTATTTTGGAACTGCAGAAAAGGAAATTATAACTCGTCCTCCTGTGACATATCGTCTTGAATATGGTAACTGGATTCCTTGTTATGTTGCTCGTCCATTGATAAATGAAGAAGTTCTCTGTTGGATGTGGAAAGATTGTTTTATTTTAAATTTAATTGAATGGGAAGGTAAACTTGCCTGGAAAGATCCCTATGATGGCGAAATTTATGACCTTAAACAGGTAGAAGCTTGGATGCCTCTACCACATCCATATAATCCTCCTCTTTAAAGATTTGACTTTTTTCAAAAAATGTTATATAATAATTATATAAAAGAAAGGGTGATTATTTGGAATGGATTCCTGTTAAAGTTAGACCCCCCAAAAAATCGGGGAACTATATTGTAACAATAAAAACTGAATATTGGTTAGAAAAAATTTTAGAGTCTTTTGGTGTTCCCGATGCGAGTGGTTATTATACTGGTTCTTTATATTTCGATGCAGAAGAAAAGCTGTGGTATAATGAAACAAAGGAAAATTGTTTTGAGGTAGTTGCATGGATGGACTATCCAGAAGCATATATAGGAGAATAAACAATGATTGTAAATGATAATATGATTCAAAATTGGATTGACCTTATTGATAAGATAGGCCAAACAACACCTTCACATGAATTAGGCAGTTTAAAAGCTTATTTAATGGAACAAAAAGACGAAAGTATTGTTATTCCAAACAAAGAAAATGGTATTATAACAACCTCTTCTTCCCCAGCAGGAGAAGAGATTAGACTTGATATTTATCTTGATTTTCCAGAAACTTGGGGGTCATGTTTGTGTGGAGTAGAGCAGGGAATTTTAACTTTTGAAAACCAAATTAAAGAATGGATGCCTATTATTAGTAAAATAGGTAGTGTTTGTTTGTGTTTTTCAGAAGAAATACAACACATATCGGTTAGTTTTTTAAACGGGTTATTTGACCCAATAAAATCTGAAATTGGAATAAAACAAATAAGAAAAAAATTTTTAATAGACGGTAATTTTTCAGTAATGGATAAAATTTATAGTTATTTAGATTTAAAGGAGTAAAATTATGGAAGAATATTTTTTAGCAGAACACATTATTAATCTTTCTGAAGATATTGCAAATTTAAAATATGAAAACTGGAAAGCTAACGACATGATAATTGCTTTAGAAAAAGAAAAAGTAGCTCTAGAAGAAAAACAAGATATTCTTATTGACTATATTGTTCAAGATAAGGCAAGTACTTATAGGGGTAATAACTGCTTAGATTGGCTTAATAGTTGGGATTATGATACTTTTTATAATAAATTATCAATTCCAAAAAAACGAGTTGAAGAAAGCCTTTTTAAACTTGCTGAGGAATTAAAAAAAGATAAAGAGGACGAAGAATAATGAAACTTTTTCTTATTTTTGTCATGGTAAGTTGTGCACTAGGTTTTAGTTTCTGGCTTGGTTATCAGCAAGGTGTACACGATACGATGGATGACTTCGCCATGGGCGCCCTTCAAGTTTATATTGAAGAAAAACAAAAAGAGGAGGAAGAAAAATCTGATGTACAACGTGAAGATTAATGGTATTATTACCCTTGAAAATGTTGGGCTTGAAGAAGCTATGATTTTTGTTGAAGAGTGGTTAAATGAAAACCCTGATAAAGATGGTTTTGAAATCAGTTTAGAATTTTTGGGAGATAATTAATATGATTGAAATCTATACAGATGGTAGTACAAGAATTGAAAATCGTGTTGGGGCAGAAAATATTGGCGGTCATGCTTGGTTAGTTGTTGAAGATGGACAAATTAGAGCTGCGGCTGCGCAAACAACTAAAAATACTACAAACAACAGAGAAGAACTATTGGCCATCTTAGAAGCTTTCAAAGCCTATGGCACAAAAAACGAAGAAAATACACCAATTTTATATACGGATTCTGAATACGCAAGAAAAACTTATTCCTACTGGATGTATAATTGGGAAAGAAATGGTTGGAGTCTTCCAACTGGTGGCGCTCCGGCAAATTTAGATGTTATTGCTCAATTTTATATGCATGAACAAAAGGGATATAAAATCCAGATAAAAAGAGTGCCAGGACATACTGGACATAAATACAACGAACTAGTTGATAAAATGGCAAAAGGAGAAATCTCCACTCAAGACGTATTAAAACTCTAAAGAGCTACGGCTCTTTTTATTTTGCAAAAATATAAAATATATGATAAAATAATAATATAAAGAAAGGAAAGAAACATATGAAAGAAATTTATATTAATGGAGAACAAATTTATTTAACAGACCTTGAATATGAACTTTTTGAACAAGACCCAGAAGGTTTTATTCGAGATAATATTTCTATTACAATAGAAGAAACAGAAGATGAAGATACTCTCTGCGGTATCCCTTATCCATTACTTTTTTCAGATATGTTTGATTAAATAGATGAATAGAGAACAAAAATTAATTGATATTATATTTCAAATAGCTTTAACAATGTGGAGCTGCTCAAACTGGTTTGAAAGTAAAACGCAAGAAGAAGTTTGTGATTGGGTTAGAGAACAATTAAAAGAATGTGGTTTTAATATAGTTCCATTAGGAAGTAGCTGGGGAGTACTAAGAGATGAATAACGAATATTTTAATTTTACTCCCACAAGAGAAAAACAAGACCCGTATAAAAAGATTCTTCCCGTTTTAAATCCTTGCTTACCAGGAGACTTTAGAAATCTTTCCGACGAAGACCAAGAAGAACTTCTAAACAAAATGATTGAAGAGATTAGAAAAATTAATTTGTTTCCAATTTTTTATTATAATCATGAAGGAGTTTTAAAGGAGATTGAAGATGCTTGCGCAAGGAGGGTTGCCTTTAGCGGAGATGCATTGGAAATTTTTTATTCTGAAGGTTTAACATTGTTAGATTATTTATTTCCAAATTTACACATGGTAGAAAGTATTGGTGGAAAAGATACTAATACTATGTTAAAAAGATTTTTGAATAATGAATGTTTAAAAACCTGTTTAAGAATTTCATTATCTTCTGGCGTTATTCACAACATGCGCACGGCGTTTTTTGCGGTCTCCAGGTTTAGATGGAAAACTGCTACAAACTACAATCCAATGAGAGCAAAAGCAATTTTTGAAAAGTTTTGTCCAGAAAATGGGGTTGTTTATGATTTTTGTGCAGGGTTTGGTGGAAGAATGTTAGGAGCGTTATCCTCAAATAAAAACTTCACTTACATTGGAACAGACCCGAATACAGAAACATATCAAAATTTGGTAAAACTACAAGGCTATATTGAAGAGGTGACCGGAAGAACCAATAGCGCAATCCTTTATAATCAATGTGCAGAAGATTTGGAGTTAAAAGAAGAGAGCGTTGATTTATGTTTTTCATGCCCTCCATTTTTTACTCTTGAAAAATACACAAAAGAAGAAACTCAATCTGTCAATAAATATCCAGAGTATCAAGAATGGCTGGATTGTTTTGTGCGTCAAACGATAAAAAACTGCGTCAAAGCTCTCAAGAAAGATGGTGTCTATTGTGTAGATGTGGAAAATTTTGAAATGAATAATGTAAAATATTTTCTTACTTCAGATTGGGTTCAAATTGCTGAAGAAGAAGGATTAGTTTTACAAAAAACATATAATATAAAAACAAAAGGAAGAAAAAGGGAAGAGTGGAAAAACCAACTTTTTGTTTTCACTAAAAAGGACTCTTCTTTAAAAGATTATACAGACCCTGTTGTTCAAGCTTATTGGCAGCAAAAAGTCAATGAAAATAAGAAAAAGGTTCAGCAAAGACAAAAAATAATAGCGAAATATAATGTTTATGGAGATTTGATTGAAACTTATCAATATCTTAGTAAAATTAAAGATTTTTCTACTAATGAAATTAGAAAGGCTTCTTCTTCACATAAAAGATTAGGAGATTATTATTTTAGAATTTACAATTTAGAAGATACAGTAGAAGAAAAAATAGAAACAAAAACTATTTGTAAAATAGATGGTAAATATTTTGATTCATATGCGGCAGTTGGTAACGCGCTTGGCATATCTAGACAAGCCGTTCACCAAGCCCATAAACGCAATCAAAAAACACTTAAAGATAAAAATGTAGAATGGATTAAGGAGGTAAGAAATGGATAAAGATTATTTTCAAAAAAGAGATGGTTCTTACTATCTCGAAGAAACAAAAAAAGAAATTTTAGATAAAATAGATATGGACAATCCAGAGAGTTTTATCCCATATTTAAAAATTTTAGACCACCCGTTTATTGAGGATTGGTGGAAACATATGAAAAATCGTACTTTTCCAAAATATCTTAATATGATGAAATTATGTACTAATAGACATTTTAGTTTTGAAGATGGTAAAAAAATTAATGAAATAATTGACAAAAAACAAAAAATATAATATAATAATTATATAGAAAAGAGGTAAAAAATGAAAAAGGTACTTATTCATGCAATTCCAGATTATGTAACAGGACATTTAAGATATGGACACTATGAAGGTATTCTTGAATTAACAGATGAGGAATTTGAAGAATTTAAAGAGGAACCTGGTTGGTTTGAAGATGAAATTAAAGAATTAGACTTTTTAGTTGATGATTATCGTATAGATGATATTGGTAATAATTTAGAGATAGATTATAAAGTAGTAGAATAAGGAGGTATGGAATGGTAAATAAAACATTGTATACAGAAGATAGTATTGAATCGCTCTCGCCTTTAGAGTTCACCAGACTTAGACCAGGTGTATATTGTGGTAATACAGAGTATTCTACGCAGCTTTTAATTGAAATTTTATCTAACTCTATTGATGAGTTTAGACTTGGTCATGGAAATAAAATTAGCATTACTATCCAAAAGGATATTGTTATTGTTGAAGATAGTGGTCAAGGTTTTATCCCAAACTCTTTTAGAGATGATGGAAAAACAATTCTTGAAGCTGCTTTTAGTGTATTGAATACATCTGGAAAATATCGTGACGATGGAACTTATGAAGGGACGTCTTTGGGATCTTTTGGAATAGGTAGTAAGCTCCCCACCTTTTTATCACATTGGTTAGAAGTAATTACTTATCGAGACAATCAATATGAACATATTTGGTTTAAAGAGGGTGAATTTAGTAAACGTGATAGTGGAAAGTGGAACAATAAAACTACTGGAACTTTAGTTCAATGGCAACCTTCTGAAGAATTCTTTACACATACAGAAGTAGAAATTGATAAAATTAAAGACCTCTGTAAAACTATTACGGCTTTATGTCCAGGTTTAATTATTGAGTTAGATAATAATGGAGAAAAAGTTTTATATCAATCTAAAAATGGCATTGATGATTTAGTGGATGAAGCAGTTAAAGACAAAGAAATTTTAACTAATCGTTTTAGAATGAATTTTGCAGACGATAAAAATAAAATGGATTTTGTCTTAACCTATACAACAGATTACAGTTCTACTATTGTACCATATGTAAATACTGGTTTAACAGAAACTGGTCCTCATATCACACAAGTAAAAACCATTTTAACAAGAGAGTTTAATAAATTCTTTAAGGAAAAGAAATGGTTAAAAGAAAAAGATAAAAACTTAACTGGAGATGACCTACAAGAAGGTTTATACGCAGTTTTTAATATTACAACTTCAGGTGTTGCTTATAACGCTCAGGTAAAAAGTCATATTGTAAAAATTGATATGACCCCTTTCACAAAAGCAATTACAGAAAATTTAGTTTTCTGGATGAACGCAAATGAGAAAGAAATTAAGGTAATTGCGGAAAAGGCTATAAATGCCCGCAAGGCTAGAGATGCGGCTAAAAAAGCCAGAGAGTCAGTAAGACAGCAAAACAAGAAAAAAGAAAAAGCATTAAAGTTTGACTCTAAATTGGCTGACTGTAAAGGTAAACCTAGACACGAATGTGAGATCTACATAACCGAAGGTGATAGTGCCAGTGGTAACCTAAAACTTGCGAGAGACAATTCTTTTCAGGCTGTAATGCCAGTACGAGGTAAGATTTTGAACACCCAGAAATCAAGCCTTGAAAAAATCCAGAAGAACGCTGAAATCATGACTATGATTGATGCGTTTGGCTTAACAATTGATACAAAAACAATGAAGATTACATACCGTCCAGAAGATTTACGCTATGGCAAGATTATTATAGAATCAGATGCTGATGTGGATGGGGCCCATATCAAGAATCTGTTCTACACATTTATCTGGAATTTCTGCCCACAGCTAATTGAAGATGGGTATATCTATGCTGGAGTTCCACCTTTATATAAAATTACTTTAGGAGGAAACAAAGGTTATAAATACTTAAAAAATGATGCTGCTTTAGAAGAATTTAGAAAACAGCATACTGGAGAGAAGTACCAGGTCAATAGATTAAAGGGACTTGGAGAACTTTCTGTCGAAGAAACAGAAGAAACCTTGACAGACCCAAATAATAGAATTATTAAACAAATTACGGTTGAAGATATCAAAAAGACAAATACTTTATTTGAAACTTTAATGGGGCAAAGCGCAATGTTAAGAAAAGCTTACATTAAAGAACATGGTGGAGAAGCAGGTATCTATAATGCAGAATAATGTAAAACTAAGAACATTAAGAATAATTCACGATGAAGATTTTATGACTCAGGCAGCATTAAAATATCCAAATATTCCAGCTGGTGAAATTGTAGAATATGTAAGAGAATTTCGTAATCTTTATGGAGATTATGTTAGAATAAAATGGAATAATAGAAAATATGATACTACCTGGGATAACTTGGAGATAGTTCGTGAAAAATAAAAAGTATTCTAAAGATGGTATCCTATATGTATTAGATTACTTAAAAAGAAATAAACCTTTTTGTGGAGATTGTGATCATTGTAGATATGGTTGGAATTCAAAATTTAAAAAAGAGTGCTTAGAAAGACAAGAAGAAATAAAAAAAGAGCTTTCAGTTTGGAATAAAAAAGTAAAACTTTGGGAGGAGCGATTGAATAATGAATAGTAATGATATTTATAATGAGTTACATACAAACTTTATTGAGTATGCCTATGCTGTGAATTCAGATAGAGCTATTCCCTCTGCTGCAGATGGTTTAAAACCAGTTGCAAAACGAATTTTATATTCATGTTTAACAGAAGGAAGAACATCATCTAAACCGCACGTAAAAGCTGCGCGAATTGTAGGAGATGTCATGGGCAGACTACATCCTCACGGAGACTCGTCCATATATGGTGCCATGGCAAGACTTTCGCAAGATTGGGTTTTGCGTTATCCATTAATTGACTGGCATGGAAACAACGGTAACGTCATTGGGGATGGTCCAGCAGCTTCTCGATATACTGAAGCAAGATTGTCAAAAATTGCAGAAGATGGGTTATTGCAGGGATTAAAAAAGAATAATGTAGATTTCATCCCAAATTATGATGAAACTTCAGAAGAGCCAGTTGTTTTGCCTTCGTACTTCCCAAACCTCCTTTGCAACCCGAACTCAGGAATTGGCGTGGCTCTCGCGTGTTCTTGGGCTCCGCATAACCTAACCGAGGTCGCGCAAGCCATTGTAGATTATATGGATGGCAAAGAACCAATGCTACCTGGCCCAGATTTCCCAACGGGCGGAATAGTTATTAACAAAAACGATATTCCAAGCATTATGAGAACTGGGCACGGTTCAGTTAAAATTAGAGCAAAATATAAAGAAGAAAAGAATAATTTAGTTTTTTATGAGATTCCATATGGAACAAATGTCGAAACGTTAGTATCAGAAATTGGTTCTGTTGCAGAAGAAATTGATGGTATTACAGATATTAGGGATGAAACAAATAAAAAAGGAATTAGAATTGTTGTTGAGTGTGACAAAAGCCCTAGCTATATTGCAAATCAACTTTTCTTAAAGACAAATCTTCAGACAAGTTTTTCATATAATCAGGTTGCTCTTGTTGGGAAAACACCAACAGAATTAAATCTTAAAGATTGTTGTAATATTTATGTTGAGAATGCTTTAAAATGTTTAACAAGAGAAAAAGAATTTGATTTAAACAAAGCAAAAGCAAGATTACATATTGTTGAGGGTTTGTTAAAAGCTCTTGAAGATATTGATAATATAGTTGCTTTAATTAGAAAATCTCCTTCTGCCGCAGACGCAAGAGAAGAATTAATTAAAAAATATAAATTCTCTATCGAACAGGCAAAAGCAATTTTAGCTATGCGATTAAGTAGCTTAGCAAACTTAGAAAAAGTTGAAATTCAGAATGAAGAAAAATCTTTAATCTCAACAATAAATGAAATTGAAAATTGGCTAGAAAATTCAAATATTCAAAAAGAGTCTGTAAAAACTATCCTTTTATCTCTTGTTAAGAAATATGGTGACAAGAGAAGAACAGATTTAATTCAGTTAGAATTAAAGAAAGACGAAAAAGATATTGCTACTGTTGAACCAGAACAGTGTGTAGTTATTATGTCAGAAAGCGGTTTAATTAAAAGAATTCCTTTAACCTCTTTTAGAACTCAAAGACGAGGTGGTAAAGGTGTAAAAACTACTGATGATATTTCAAAAGAAATAATCAAAACAAATACTATTGACCAGCTGATGGTTTTCTCAGACAAGGGAAAAATGTACAAGCTTTTAGTTGATGATATTCCAGAAGGAACTAATACAAAAAAAGGTCAGCCAATTCAAAGTTTTGTAAAAATGGAACCTGGAGAAAATGTTTCTACAATCTATTCAATTCAGAGAGGGACAGAAAAGAAATATGTTCTATTCGTAACAAAAAAAGGAATGATTAAAAAATCAGCTCTTAGCGAATATACAAAGACAAGAAAGAAAACTGGATTGGCCGCAATTAACTTGCGCGAAGGTGATACCCTGGCCGCAGTTGCAATTATGGATAATGAACCAATTATCTTAGTAACTAAAAATGGAATGTGTATTAAATACAATTCTACAGATGTTGCAACGACTTCAAGAACAACAGCAGGAGTCAAAGCCATGACTCTTAAAGACGGCGATGAAATTGTTTCAATGTTGCCAATTAGAGATGAAAATGATAAACTTGCAATTTTTACTAAAAATGGGTTAGGAAAAAGAATTAATTTAAATGATTTAACTCTTCAAAAAAGAGGTGGAGTTGGATTGATGTGCGCAAAAGACTTGGAGGTCGCTGAAGCATTGCTTTTAGCGGAGGATGATGCCGTTTTAATCTCTGGGCAAAGTAAATCAATTTGCATTAAAGCTTCTGAAATATCTATTACCGGAAGAATTGCGCAAGGAGTACAAGTAATTAAAAACTCAAATATAGTACAAGCATCAAAAATTTAAGGAGATAACATGGAAGACTTGGTAAAAAAACTAAATGAATATACTAGGCTATATGACGAAGGGAATCCCGCAATTTCAGATAAAGAGTGGGATGACCTCTATTTCCAATTAAAAGAAAAGGAGAGAGAGTTTGGATTCTCTCTTCCTAACTCACCAACGCAATCTATTTTCTTTGAAACTGTTTCTAAGTTAAATAAAGTTAAACATAATCACCCAATGTTATCTCTTGATAAAACAAAAGACATGAATGAAATTCTTAGCTTTGGGCGTGGTAAAGATATGATTTTTATGTCAAAAATGGATGGATTAACTTTATCTTTAACTTATGTAAATGGAATCTTGGTCAGAGCAGAAACAAGAGGAAATGGTGAGGTAGGAGAAGACGTTACTCATAACGCAAAAGTAATTCCATCTATTCCTAAGACTTTAAAAGATAAAGTTTCTATCTCTGTTGATGGAGAAATTATTTGTGACTTAAAAACATTTAAAGAATTTGAAACAGATTATAAAAATGCTAGAAACTTTGCTGCGGGAAGCATTAGATTGTTAGACAGTAGTGAATGTCAAAAACGAAAATTAACTTTTGTAGCATGGGATACAGATTACGACTTACCAACATTAACAGAAAAGTTGTGGTGGTTGTTTGAACAAGGATTTGAAAAAGTTCCTAAATATACCCTAGATAAAAAATATTGGAATTTAGAAGATATTGAAGAAGGGTTAGATTATATAGATAGAGAAAATTGTAGGTTAGATTATCCGATTGATGGTTTTGTATTCAAGTTTGATAATGTTGAAGAGTATTTTGATGCAGGTCGAACAGACCATCATTTTAAGGGTGGAATCGCTCTCAAGATGTATGATGATGAATATGAAACAGAAGTTAAGGATATTCAGTGGCAAATGGGTAGAACTGGTCAATTAACCCCCGTTTTAGTTTATAACGCAATTGATATAGACGGTAGTGTGTGTGAAAAGGCAAGTTTACATAATATTTCAATTATGAAACAGTTATTAGGAAACCCTTGGCCAGGCCAGAGAGTGTTCATTTATAAAGCGAATATGATCGTACCCCAGGTCAAATCTGCGCAAACAAATAATCCAAATAATATCCCTACTTTTGAAATCCCATCAGTTTGTCCTTTCTGTGGAAAACCAACAGAGATTAGAAAAGAAAACGAATCAGAAGTTTTATATTGCACCAACCCTCAGTGCGAATCTATATTTATTAACAGACTTGACCACTTCTGTGGTAAAAAGGGACTCGACATTAAGGGACTCTCAAAGAAGACATTAGAGAAACTTGTTGACTGGGGTTGGGTAGAAAACTTGACTGATTTATATGAATTAGAGTTTATGTGGAAAGATAAATGGATTGCGCAACCAGGCTTTGGAGAAAAATCAGTTGAAAAAATTTTATACAACATTAAAAACTCTCAAAACGTTCCTTTGAATAACTTTATTTCCGCTTTGGGGATCCCTACAATCGGAGTTGCGCAAGCAAAAGATATTTGTAAACATGTTTCCTCTTGGAGCGAGTTTAGAGATTTAGTAGACGAAAAATTTGACTTTTGTAAATGGGAGGGCTTTGGCCCCGAAAAAACGTCGTATCTTTGGAATTTTGACTATGAAGAAGCAGATTTACTAATCGCTAAATATATTGTAGTTACTTGTGATAAAGAAGAAAATGAAGAAATGGATTTCTCATTGGAAGGTGAAAAATTCTGTATTACAGGAAGTTTATCAATTTATAAGAATAGAAATGCTCTAAAAGAAGATATTGAATCAAGGGGTGGAAAAGTTGTAACTTCAGTAACCTCTTTTACAAATTATTTAATTACAAATACGCCTAATAGTGGTACTATAAAAAATAAGAGGGCAAAAGAGTTAGGAATTCCAATTATTACAGAACAAGAATTTATTAATTATTTCATCGAAGGCTAGGTTAGCCTTCTTTTCATTTTATTTTCAAAAGATCAAAATTTTTCGTATAATATAAATGTATTAAGAAGAAAGGTTCCGTAAAAAATATGAAAAGAAATGAGTTAAAAAGACTTGCTAAAGAAATAGCTTCTCTACAGATTGAATTGGACAATGTCAAAGAAGAAGACACATTTTTAAAAAACTTTTATGAGAACGCAATCGTAGAGGCAAGTTCTAAAGTAAGTGGAAAAACTCCAGAAGAACGACTTGAAGCAATGGTCGTATTAGATGAGATGATACAAAAATACATTAAAAAACAGAACGCAAAATCTTAATATTAGAAGAAAATTTTAGAAGGAGACAAATATTATGGCAATTAGTGAAAACAGCAAAAAAATTATTACTTTCTTACAGGCAAATAACGGAGAAGATTTTACAGCTCAGGATGTGGCAGATGCTTTAGGTTTTGAAAAGAAAAATAAGGTAGATGGAGCATTTACTTCTGCAATTCAGAGAAAAGGTTTAGGTTTCCGTGAAGAAGCAGAAATCGAATTAGCTGATGGAACTCATCAGAAAGTTAAGTTCTTAAAGCTGAATGATGCTGGAATGGCTTTTGATGTAAACGCAACAGAAGAATAATTTTATAGATTAGGAGGGGAACGCTCCCCTCCTTTTTAAAAGTATGGAATATATTGCATTTCCTCTTGTTCTTGCCACATTGGTACTTTGTTATTTATCGTATAAATGTTTAAAGACAAAAGAAAAAATAGATGTTCTTGAAGATGAGAGTATGCGCTTACTCAAAAGCGTAGCAGAGTTACAAACTCAAAAAGAAGTTTTAAAAAATCATACTGAAGAAACTATTCAAAACTATGAGGAAAAAAGAAAGTTAGAAGTAGATTTACTTATTAAAGACTATATAAAAGAACAAGAACAGTTTAGAGATAAAAGATGTGCAGATATAGAAATTTCTTATGATAATTTTGTTAGTGAAAAGCAAGAACAAGCTAAAATAATTGAAGATAATATAGAAAATTTAAAAGCCATTGAATTAACACACAAAGAAGCCGTTAGCGCAGCAATAGAAGCAGCTAAGCGAGCACAGGAGATAAAGGAGCAAGGAGAGTTTTATAAAATTCAACTTTCTGAAGATGATATTGAAGAAATTGAAGCCATTAAAAAAGCTCTCAAAGATTTTAGAAAACAAAATTTTGAAGCGATTCAAAAAATTATTTGGAAGGTTTATTATGAAAGACCAGTTAATGATTTAATGCACCGTATAGTTAAAGATAATAATAAAACTGGAATTTATAAAATTACAGACTTGGAAACTGAAATGTGCTACATAGGTCAAAGTAAAGATATTCCAACTAGATTAAAAACACACATAAAAGCGGGTCTTGGAATTAATAGCTCAAACAATAGGCTATATTCAACAATGAAACAAAAAAATCCAGAGAATTTTTCATACGAGATTCTTGAATTTTGTACCGCAGATAAATTAAATGAAAAAGAGAGATATTGGATCGATTTTTATGAAAGTAATAAATACGGTCTTAACACATTAAAAGGAGTAAAAAGTTAAAATGGAAAAAATAATTGGCCCTGCCGGAACAGGAAAAACAAAAGCAATAATCAAACAGGCTCATGATGTAAACGGAGTTATTTTGTGCAGAAATCCATATGCGATGGAAAATAAAATAAAAGCATATGGACTAGGCTATGTTTCTTGCTTTAGTTACGTTTCTTATTTAAAGGGAGAAATTTTAACTTATAATGCTCCTATTTTTATTGATGATTTAGAAGAATTTGTAAGATGTGCAGTTCCTAAATTAGAAGGATATGGCCTTACAATAGATGGAGATTAAAAATGAAATTTGAAAATACTTCAGTTCATAATTTTAAAGGTTCAATAATGGGTATGCGCAACCCCCTTCAAAGTTGGGCAAAATCAGACAGTATATTTGGTTTAAAAAGATGGAATGAATATTTAGAAATGCCAGAAACAACAGTAGCATTAGATAAGATTGAAGGTGTATGCGCGGATGTAGTTTATCTGGGTGAAAAAGATTTAGACTTGGCGCAAAGGCTGATTAAGGGTGGGTCAGAACACCGCAAATTCCTTCGCCAAATCCAAGTCTGTGTGGATATTACTGCGCCCATTTATATTTGGAAAGAGTTGGATACGTACAAGATCGGTACCGTTGCCAATAGTACATCAACAATGCACAAATTAGCATCAACCCCAATTACTTTCGATTGCTTTGAATTAGATGGTCACGATGGATTTGATGCTGTTGTTATAAATGGTTTAGAAGATTTGCGGCAGCAATATCTTCGAAAAAAAGATAAAACAATTTGGCGTCATCTAGTTCAGCTGTTGCCAGAAAGCTGGTTACAGACAAGAACAATTACTTTTAATTATGAAACATTGAGAAGCATTTGCGCTCAACGAGAAGGGCACAAACTGTCAGAATGGAATGATTTTATCTCTTGGGCAAAAACCCTACCTTACGCAGACGAACTTATCTTTTATTAGAAAATTAATAAAATATATGATATAATATATATGTAAGGAGAAAAGATAGAGATGAAAAAAGAGTTCCTAGAATTTATTAGAAAATTGATTGAAGCTAATCCAGAGTTAGCAAAAGAGTTAATGACAGAAAATATCGAAGCCATGATGAAAGCATTAGAACAAGAAGATAAAGAGAAAAGTGAATTAACAGATAATGGAAAAAACATTCTAACCTTCTTACAAAATGCAGACAAAACTATTTATACCTCAAAAGAAATTGCCTTAGATTTAGGAGTTTCTTCTAGGGTTGTGTCTGGTGCAATGCGCAAATTGGTTGCTGATAATTTTGTAGAAAAAATTGGAACGGGTCCAGTGACCTACACATTAACAGAAAAAGGAAAAAATTACGTTATAGGAGAGTAGAAAAATGAAACAAAAAATGATTAACAGAGTTTATATTGAAGGTACGCTTTATCAGCATAATTTGGAAAAACGAGTGACTGGTGAAAATAGTAAGAAACCAGGAACTGAATATATTAGAGGTACTATTGATATTGCCACTAATGATGCTTTAACAAATATCGTTCAAGTTCATTATACTTATGTAACAAAGAAAACTTCAAAGGGTGGAGATAATGCAACTTACGCAACTTTAAACGACATTCTTGAAGGTAAGCTTAAAACATATATGGATGGCGGAGATGTTAAAGTTAGAGCAGACTCAGCTCTTGCTTTAAATGAGTTCTACACAGATAGACAAAAAACTCCTAGTGGAGAACCTACATTAGTTTCTCAAAGAATTAATCAGGGTGGATTTATTCATGTTTTAAATAAACCTTTAAAAGAAAAGGAACGAGAAAGAGCTTTATTTGAAGCAGATATGGTAATTAATAGAGTCCTTGATGTTGAAGAAGACCCAGATAAAAATCAACCAAGAAAATTAATCTTAAAAGGAGTTATTTTTGATTTTAGAAATGCAATTTTACCAATGGAATTTACAGTTTTAAATGAAGGTGGCATTGATTATTTCTTAAGCCAAGATATTTCTCCAAAAAATTTAATGTTTACAAAAATCACAGGTACAGAAGTATCTGAGACAGTAGTAAGAAAATGGACTGAAGAATCTGCATGGGGAGAAGATTTAGTTCACGAGACGACTTCAACAAATAGAGCATTTATTGTTACACAGTCTGCATTATCTCCATATGAAGTTGGTGAAAATGAAGATGAAGAAGCTGACATCACAAAAGCAGAATTAACAGAAAAAATGCAAGAAAGAGAAATGATGCTTGCAGAGTTAAAGAGTAGAGTAGTTGCTCCTACTCCTAAAACAAACATCACAAATAAAGAATTTGATTTCTAAGAAAAGGGGGTTAAAGAATAATGGCAATTAGTTTATTAAACTTAGAACCCCATAAAGTTAGTCGAGATTTAGGTGGTTACATTACCTATATTTATGGAGAACCGAAAAGTGGTAAAACCACTTTCGGCTCCAAACTTCCTGGAGCGCTTATTCTAGCCTTTGAACAAGGTTATAACGCTTTGCCAGGTGTGTATGCACAAGATGTCGCCACATGGGGAGAATTAAAACAGATTGTAAGAGAATTAAAAAAACCAGATGTTAAAGAAAAGTTTCATAGCTTAATTATTGATACAGTAGATATTGCAGGTACGCTTTGTGAGAAGTATGTATGTAGCCAAAATGATGTTGATGCATTATCTCAAATTCAATGGGGTCAAGGATGGAATAAATTAAAAAGAGAGTTTGAAGATACATTTAGATCAATTACTCAAATGGGATATGCAGTTTTATTTATTTCTCATTCAAAAGACAAAACTTTTAAAAGAAAAGATGGAACAGAGTATAACCAAGTAGTCCCAACTGCTGCAAATTCAATTAATGAGATAGTTAAAAATATGGCAGATATTTATGCCTATGCTGAGAAATATGAAGAAAATGGAGTTGGAAAAACTCGTTTAATTCTTCGTTCTCCAGATAATAGCGCAGATACTGGTTGTAGATTTAAATATATTAAACCAGTTATTCCGTTTGAATATGATACTCTTGTTAATGCTTTAAATGAAGCTATTGATAAAGAAGCTAGTGAAACAAATGGTTCTTTTATTACAAATGAAAGAAATAATAATATTCCTATTGAAACTAACTATGATTATGATGCTTTGATGAAAGAGTTTAATCAATTGGCTGGTTCATTAATGTCTAAAAATAAAGAATATTATGCACCAAGAATTACTCAAATTATTGAGAAATACCTTGGAAAAGGTAAGAAAGTCGCCGAAACGTCTTTGGCGCAAGCTGAATTCATTTATCTTATTAACGAAGAAATTAAATCGGATTTAGTATAGAGCAAGTGGTATAACACTTGCTTTTTTTTGTATTTTATGATATAATATATATAGAAGAGGGTATTATATGGCTAAAGCAATGGTAAAGTGCCTCGTTTGCGGGGAATATTTTGACAGAAATTCAGAACCTTTTATACAAGAAGGAAGACGGTATTTACATGCTTCTTGTGCAGAAAAAAGGGTTCAAATAGAAAAAGATAAAGAGGATTTATATAATTATATAAAAGCTCTTTTTAATGTTGATTCTGTTCCTTTAAAGGCAGAGCAGCAAATTAAAAAAATGATGAAAGAAAACAAAAATTATACCTATTCAGGGATTTTTAAGTCATTATATTATTTTTATGAAATAAAAGGAAATTCTTTAGATAAAGCAAATGGCGGAATTGGTATTGTACCATTCATTTACGAAGAAAGTAGAAACTATTATTACAATATTTGGCAAGCAAATCAAAAAAATAAAGTAAAAGTATTAGAACAGTATAGACCACAACAAATAGTTATACAAATAGAGTCACCAAAAAAAGAAACCAGAAAGAAAAAACAATTCTCTTTTTTAGATGAGGAGGAGTTAGGTGATGAAGAGTAAATATGTTGATACAACCGCTATTGTTCAAGTAATTGGAAATGTTTTTAATTCTCCAAAAATCTTAGATTATGGTGATAAATATTCAATAACTGAAAATGATTTTGTTGAAGATTTTCATAAAATTGTTTTTGGTTCAATATATAAGTTATATGAGTTGGGAGCAAAAGAAATCACAATAGAAAATATTTGTGATTTTTTATCTTCTCGCCCAAAAAGTGAAGCTATATTTAAAAAAGAAAAAGGAGAAGAATGGTTATTAAAAGCATCTGAACAAAGTGTGTCTACTTCTTTTGACTATTATTACAATAGAATGAAGAAAATGTCTTTGTTAAGAGCTTATGATAATTATGGGATTGATGTAAGTTTTATTTATGACCCAGAAGAAGTCTTAGATTTCAAAAAGAAGCAAAGACAAGAGGAACAATTAGATGGAAGTTCTTTAGAGGCTATTGCTTTAAAGATTGAAAATGTTATTGAAAAAATTCGATATGAATATGTAGGTGGAGAAGGTTTTGAGGAATATCAAGCCGGAGACGGTATAGAAGATCTTTTAGAAAACTTAAAGAAACATCCAGAAGTTGGTGTTCCAATGTATGGCTCTCTTATAAATACGGTTACAAGAGGAGCAAGATTGGGAAAGTTTTATTTGCGTTCAGCGCCTACTGGAGTAGGTAAATCAAGAACAATGATTGCCGATATTTGTAATTTTGCCTGTGACATGATTTATTATGATGATTTTGGATGGGTATGGAACGGAACTTCTGAACCTTGTCTTTATATTACAACAGAGCAGGATTTAGGAGAGGTTCAAACAATGATGCTTGCTTTTTTATCAAACGTTGAAGAAGACCATATTTTAAATGGGTGGTATCAAGAAGGTGAGGAAGCAAGAGTTTTAAAAGCTGCAGAGATATTAAAAAGAAGTCCATTAAGAATTGAAGTTATGCATGACTTTTCCCTTCAAGATGTTGAAAATAGAATAAAAAGAGCTGTTAGAGAATATAATGTGCGTTATGTAGGATTCGACTATATACACACAAGTTTAAAAATCTTAGAAGAAATTAGTCGTCGTAGTGGAGGAGTAAAAATCAGAGAAGATAATGTTCTTTTTATGTTGTCAGCAAGATTAAAAGACATTTGCAATCAATATGGAATTTTTATTTTGTCTAGTACACAGTTAAATGGTGACTATGCAATTTCCGATACTCCAGACCAGAATCTACTTCGAGGCGCAAAAAGTATAGCAGATAGAATAGATTTAGGAATGATTCTTCTTCCAGCTAAACAACAGGATATAGAATCTTTAACTTCTGTTTTAGGTGAAAATGGTTTTGAAAAACCTAATTTAAAACTATCTATATATAAAAACAGAAGGGGAAAATATAAAGGTGTTTATCTTTGGTGTAGAGGAAATCTTGGCACATGTAGAGTAGAACCATTATTTATGACAGGCTATGATTATGAGTTAATATATATTGATGATTTTAAAATAGAGGTTGGAGAAAAACATGCTTTTTAAAGATGAGGTAAAAGAAAACTTAACTTTAGAAAATATATTTGATTTTTTGCAAGATTTTGGAGGAGAACCTCAATATACAAAAGATGGGATTGTTGCGCAAACAATTGATCACAACCCCGCACATACCGGTTCGCGCAAACTCTATTATTATGATAATTCAAAACTATTTGTAAGTTACTCTGGTGGAGATGGTGGTTTTGATATTTTTGAATTAACTCAAAAAATATTTAAGATTCAAAAGGGAGTAGATTTAAAGCTAAATGAAGCAATTAATTTTGTGGCTACAACTTTTGGTTTTTCCGAAACCTCAAAAGATTTTGAAGACCTCCAGAAGTTAAAGGATTGGGAAATATTTGAGAATTATGATAGAATTAAAGAGATTTCCGTAAAAGATACTTCAATTCTTTTAGAAGAGTATGATTCAAATATTTTAGATAGATTTAATTATAAAATTAAACTGGTTCCTTGGTTAATGGAAGATATTAGCCAAGAGGTTTTAGACAAGAATAGAATTGGATATTTTCCTGGCGGTGCGCAAATAACAATTCCGCATTATGACATAGATAATCGTTTGATTGGAATTAGAGGACGAACAATGATTAAGTCAGAAGCAGAAGCGTATGGGAAATATCGTCCTATTGTAGTAAATAAAAAACAATATAATCATCCACTTGGTTTAAATTTATATAATTTAAATAACTCAAAAGAAGTGATTAAAAATACTAAAACCGCAATTATATTTGAATCAGAAAAGTCCTCTCTTAAATTCCAAACCTATTTTGGAGATAATGATTTTTCTGTGGCGTGCTGCGGTAGTAACATATCAAATTACCAAATGCAATTATTACTCAAGCTTGGTGTTAAAGAAGTTATTATTGCTTTTGACCGACAATTTCAAAAACTTGGGGATGATGAATATTTAAAGTTAATTAAAAACTTTAAAAAGATACAACAAAGATATAAGAATTATACAAATATTTCTTTTATAATAGACTATAAAAAAATTACTGATTATAAAGCAGCCCCGATTGATGAGGGCATGGAGAAGTTTTTAACATTATTTAAGGATAGAAAGAGGAATATTTAAAATGATTATAGAAAGAAATAAAGATTACATAAAAGTTAAAATAGATAAAACAGATGATATATTGGATGTATTTTTATATATTAGAGATAGTTATAATATAAATGCTTTGCCAACAGAAGAGTATGAGTATAAAGGAGTTCATTTTAAAGTTGGTGATACATTAATTGTAAGAAAGGATAGCGTTGAACATGGAGTATAAAATTCTTAATGAAGATTCAGAAAATTTTAGTTTAATTCAAGTTTTAAAAAATAGAGGGATAGAAGATCCTGCCCACTATTTAAATGTTTCAGATGAAGATATAATTAATCCTGCGACAATAAGAAATATGAAAGAAGCAGCGCAATGCCTTGTTCAGGCTATCCATAATAACGAAACATGTTTTGTGAACGTGGACAGTGATTGTGATGGGTATACTAGCGCAGCAGTTTTAATTAATTACCTTCATAGACGTTTTCCAACCTGGGTTGATAACAAAGTTCATTTTGGGATGCACGAAGGAAAAACACATGGACTATTAACAAATTTAATTTCTGCTTGCGAAGCTACTTTGGTTCTTTGCCCAGATGCTGGTAGTGAGGAATACAACATCCATGCGCAATTAGCAAAAGAAGGTAGAAAAGTAATTATTATTGACCATCATAATGCAAGTCATTATTCAGAAGATGCTATTGTTATAAACAATCAGTTGGATGAAAACTATCCAACAAAATCTTTGTCTGGCGTTGCTATGGTTTGGAAATTTTGTAGTTATTTAGACTCTTTCTTTAATGACAATATTGCTGATTATTATTTAGACTTAGTTGCTCTTGGTGTTTTAGCAGACGCAATGGATTTGCGCCAATACGAAACGCATAGAATTGTAGAAAAAGGATGTGCTCACATTTGGACTCCCTTTATGGTAAAAATGGTAGAAAAAAATTCTTACAATATGAAAGATAAAGTTACGCCTAAGGGTGTGTCTTGGTATATCGCTCCAGCTGTTAATGCAGTTACACGAGTGGGAACACAAGAGGAAAAAACCCTGTTGTTCAAGTCAATGTTAGATTATATGGCATATACAGAAATACCTTCTACAAAACGTGGGCATAAGGGAGAAATGGAAACAATTATAGAGCAATCTATTCGTACTTGCGCAAACGTTAGAAATAGACAAAACAAAGAAAGAGATAGCTTATTTGAAAGCTTACAACAGCAAATTGAAGATAATAACTTATTAGAGAATAAAATTCTTTTAGTCCAAATTGATAATCCAGATGAAAAAGATAGAGAGATTACTGGTCTTATTGCAAATAAAATTATGTCAACATATGGACATCCTGTTATGTTATTAAATAAAACAATAGATAGAGAAACTGGAAAGGTCTTCTGGGGCGGTTCTGGTAGAAACACTCCTTCAAGCGCGCTCCCATCTTTACAACAACTTGCAAAGAATAGTGGATATTTTGAACTTGCTCAGGGGCATGACAACGCATTCGGTGTAATCATCTCCGAACCGAATATCAGCAAGTTTATAGAATATAGTAATGAAATTTTAAAAGACGCAAAATTCTCTGCTCAATATAATGTTGATTTGGTAATTACTGGAGAAAATCTTCCATATCATGAAGATGATATTCTGTCTATTGCTGAATCAGATGATTTATGGGGTCAAGGAGTAGAAGAACCTCTTGTTTTATTAAAAGATATTATTATTGCAAAAAACAATCTCTCTTTACTAGGAAAAAATAAAAACACTTTAAAATTTACTTTCTCAAGCTCAAGTTTAACAGCAATTAAATTCCAAGCAAATGAAAGTGAATACGAAGATTTAAACCCTGGAGATGGCTATGTAAAAGTAGATATTATTGGAAGATGTTCTAAAAATACGGGCTGGGATAATGCTCCTCAAATTTTAATAGAAGATTATTCAATAGAAGAAAAACAAGAATACTATTTCTAGTTGCTTGTGGCGCTGATGGCGGCTTCTCCGCACCTGGAACAAAAATCTTTCTAGGAATTTTTAAGAGCAAATGTTAGAATGTAAAAAATTAGTTAAAAAACAGGAGGAAATTTTATGTTTAATAACAAAACAACTACTAATTCAAAATTGATTTATAGCGATTCTACCTCTACTGCCGATTCAAAATCGTATTATCAAGATACACCAGAATGCCCTCACCTATTACCTTGTGGAGTTTGTATGCTAATGGCAAGAATTTGCCCTAAATATATGGGATCAACCTGGGAAATTACATGTAATATTGAAAATAAATAAATAATATGATATAATATAAAAAGAAAAGGAGGATAAAACAAAAGGTATGCAATTAACTGACAAGCAACAAAAGGGTTTGGAAATTGCTCTTCAACGATATAAAGAACATAAAAAATACACCGTTATTGCGGGAATGGCTGGTACGGGTAAAACAACGCTGGTTAGTTATATCATTCAAGCGTTGGGCATTCCTTCTTTTCAAGTAGTTTATGTTTCCTTCACGGGCAAAGCCGCCCTAGTATTAAGAGAGCATGGGAATGAAAATGCTGTAACTGCGCACAAATTGCTTTATCATGCTAGACAATTAAAAGATGGTTCCTATCGTTTTTATCCTAGAAAAAAATTAGAAAAGCCATACAAAATTGTAGTTGTTGATGAGGTTTCAATGTTACCACTTGATATGTGGGAATTATTACTATCTCATCCAGTACATGTGTTAGCTCTTGGGGATCCAGCACAGCTTCCCCCGGTTCGGAAAGAAAATAATGTTTTAGACGACCCACATATCTTTTTAGATGAAATTGTAAGACAGGCACAGGATTCAGAGATTATAGATTTAAGTTTGCGTATTAGAGAAGGTAAAAATTTACCAGAGCAAAAAGGTACAGAAGTTCAAGTTTTAAGTAAGAGTAAATTAGTTTCTGGAATGTTGACTTGGGCAGACCAAGTTTTAGTAGCTACAAATAAACAAAGAGATTATTATAATAATCTAATTAGGCAATACATTTGGGGTACTAATGTTCCAAAAGAGTTGCAGCTAGGAGATAAAATTATTTGTTTGAAAAATATATGGAACTCTTCTAATATGATTGGAGAAAGTATGGTAAATGGAACTATTGGAACTGTTGAATATTTATCTGAATTACATTTGGACGATGGTAGAGTATTATATTGTATAGACCTCATGCCAGAAGGATATGATTCTTATTATGCTATGTTTGAATGTGTTTATATTGATAAACAACTTTTTCTAACTGGCGTTCCAGCTTTTACTCCAGAAGAAATAAAAGGCGCTCCATATCCAATTGTTCCTTTTGCTTATGGTTATGCTATTACTTGTCATAAAGCGCAAGGCAGTCAATGGGATAATGTCTTAGTTATTGAAGAAAATTTTCCATTTAAGAAAGATGACCATAAAAGATGGTTATACACAGCATGCACAAGGGCAGTAGAAAAATTAGTCGTGATAAAAAACTAGTTTTTTTGACAAAATATTAAAGCTATGATATAATATATATAGAAATAAGGGAAAGGAAGATGATGAAATGGGTCGTCGCTTCGAACCACATTCGCACACTCACTACAGCAACATCAGATTGATCGACTGTATTAATAAGCCTAAAAATCTCATAGACCGAGCCATAGAACTTGGTTTATCTGGAATTGCTATTACAGATCATGAGTGTTTGTGCGCAGCGGTTGAGATTAAAGAATATCAAGAGCAAATTGATAAAGATTTTAAAATTGCAATAGGAAATGAAATTTATTTAACAGATGTAAGAGAACCAAAAACAAAATATTACCACTTTATCTTAATTGCAAAAGATAAAGTGGGTTTTCAAATGTTAAAAGAACTTTCTTCTTATTCTTGGATGAATTCTTATATGGATAGAGGTTTGGAACGAGTTCCAACTTTAAAATCAGAATTACAAGAGAAAATAAAAAAGTTTGGAAAAGGTCATTTAATTGCGACTAGTGCTTGTATTGGTTCAGAATTGGGACAAACAATTTTAGCTTTAACAGAAGCAGAAAAAAATAATAATACTGAATTAGCACAAGAAAAAAAATTACAAATCCATAACTACATAACTTTTTGTATCGAATGTTTTGGAGATGATTTTTATGTAGAATGTGCGCCTGGATGTTCAACAGAACAAATTATTGTAAATAAGCGTCTTAAACAAATTGCACGAACTTATAATAGAAAAATGGTAATAGGTTGTGACGCTCATTTTTTAAAGAAAGAAGACAGATATGTTCATAAGGCATATTTAAATTCTAAACAAGGAGAAAGAGAAGTAGATTCTTTTTATGAATATTCTTATCTTCAAACAGAAGAAGAATTAATAGAACATTTGTCTGCATCTGGATTAGACTATGAAGAAATGGTTAAAAATAGTGAAGAAATTTATGATAAAATTGAACAATATTCAATTTTTCATAAACAACAAATCCCAAGGGTTGAGGTTCCTTTTAGTCAAAAATTTGATGATAAATCTTTGGTAAAATATCCAAATCTTTATAATATGAGAAAATCTGAAAACAATCATGAAAGATATTGGGTTAATGAATGCTTAAAAAAGCTTAAAGAATTAGGAAAAGATAATAATATTTATTTAGGTCGATTAGAAGAAGAAGCAGAGGTTAAAGCATATATTGGAAAAGAATTAGATTCAAATATGTTTGATTATCCAATTACTTTACAACATTACATTGATTTAATTTGGGAGTGCGGAAGTACGGTTGGAGCAGGCCGAGGCTCGTCTTGTTCGGGATTGAATCATTATTTATTAGGCGTAACACAGTTAGACCCAATAGAACATGATTTACCTTTTTTCAGATATTTAAATAAAGACCGTGTAGAATTACCAGATATTGATATAGATGTATGTCCAAGTAAACGTCCTTTAATATTGCAGAAGATTAGGGAAGAAAGAAGTAAGAATTTTAATGATGATTTAGATGATTTGTCTAGAGAAAATTTGGGTTGCACATTGGTGGCAACGTTCGGAACCGAATCAACCAAAAGCGCAATTTTAACTTCATGTAGAGGATATAGAAGTGAAGATTTTCCACAGGGAATAGATGTTGATGAAGCTCAATATTTATCTTCTCTTGTACCAGTAGAAAGAGGTTTTATTTGGAGTTTACAAGATGTTGTGTATGGAAATAAAGAAAAAGGTAGAAAACCAGTAAAAGTTTTCATTGAAGAAGTAGAACAATATCCTGGACTTTTGGATATTATGTTTGGAATAGAGAATTTGATTAAGCAAAGAGGTAGTCATGCATCAGGTGTAATTTTCTTTGACGAAAATCCATATGAATTTGGTGCATTTATGAAAACTCCAAGTGGAGATATTATTACTCAATGGGATCTTCATCAATGTGAACATCTTGGTATGACAAAATTTGATATATTAGTTACTGATGTACAAGATAAAATTGTTGAAACTATAAATTTGTTACAGGAGTATGGAGAAATTGATAAAGATTTAACTTTAAAAGAAGTTTATGATAAATATTTACATCCAAATGTATTAAATTTAAATGATGAAAGAATTTGGAATGCTTTAGAAAAGGGTTCTGTTTTAAATACATTTCAGTTTGATTCATCTGTTGGCGCAAGAGCAGCTGCAAAGATTAAACCAAGAACAATTGAAGAAATGAGTGACTGTAATGGATTGATGAGATTAATGACATCAAGTCCTGGAGAAGAGCAGCCAATGGATAAATATGTAAGATTTAAAAATAATATTGATTTATGGTATAAAGAAATGGATAACTTTGGTTTAACAAAAGAAGAGGAAAAAACTTTAGAACCATATTTCAAAAGTTCTTATGGAGTACCTCCAAGCCAAGAGCAGTTAATGTTAATGTTGATGGATGAAAATATTTGCGGTTTCACATTGGGGGAAGCAAATCGCGCCAGAAAGATCGTAGGAAAGAAGCAAATGGATAAAATTCCAGCTTTGCGGCAAAAGGTATTGGCGCAAGCAAAATCTCACAAGTTGGGTGAATATATTTGGAGAGCTGGGGTTGGTCCACAGATGGGTTATTCTTTTTCAAAAATTCATTCGCTTGCGTACTCCTTCGTAGGTGTACAGACTTTGTATCTTGGCACAAACTATAATCCAATATTTTGGAATACTGCATGTTTAAGAGTTAATAGTGGGGCTTTAACAGGAGGTTCCACAAACTATGGAAAAATTGCAAAGGCTTTAGGTGATATTCAAGCCGCAGGAATTAAAATAGGATTAGTTGATATTAATAAATCTCAAAGAACTTTTTCTCCAAATATTGAAGACAATGTCATTATGTTTGGTTTAAATGGAATTTTGGATGTCGGTGAAAACGTAGTGGAAGAAATATTAAAAAATAGACCTTACGTTTCTCCAAAAGATTTTTATTCAAAAGTAAAATTAAATAAAACTGCCATGATTTCTTTAATTAAGGCTGGCGCATTTGACCAATTTTATGATAGAAAATTTGTAATGGCATGGTTTATTTGGGAAACTTGTGAAAAGAAAAAAAGATTAACCTTACAGAATTTTGCCGGGTTAGTGAAAAGTGGAATGATTCCAGAAGAATTAAACTTTGAAAAGAGAGTATTTGAATTTAACAGATATTTAAGAGCAATTTGTAAAAATGGACATTTAGATAATAGGGCAATAGATTTTTTAACTTCAATAGATTTAGAGTTTTTAATTGAACCAGATAAAACTTTAGACTTAAAGAAATGGGATAAGTATTATCAAGGATATATGGATCCCGCTAGAGATTGGTTAAAAGAAAATAGTCAAGAAATTCTTCAAAGTTTAAATGAAAAAATCTTTATGGAAAGTTGGAATAAATATGCAAAAGGTTCTATTTCTTCTTGGGAAATGGAGGTATTATGTTTTTATTACCATGAACATGAATTAATTAATGTAAATAAAGAAAAATATGGTTTGTCAGATTTCTTTGATTTACCAGAAGAACAAGAGGTTGAAAGAAGCTTCTTTACTAAAAATGGTAGAAAAATTAATATCTTTAAACTTCATAAAATTTATGGAACTTGTATTGCTAAAAATAAGAGTCATTCTTCTATTACTTTGTTAACTCCAAAAGGTGTTGTTGAAGTAAAATTTAGAAAAGAACATTTCGCTTTGTTTGATAAAAGAATTTCTGCTCTTGGAGAAGATGGTAAAAAACATATTATTGAAAAAAGTTGGTTTGATAGAGGAAGTTTAATTGTTATTCAGGGAATTAAAACAGAAGATTCTTTTATGGCAAAAAAATATAAGAGAAAAGACGATGAAGAAAACCATCAGCTATATAGAATTACTTCTATTTCTGATGATGGAAAAGATATTAGCTTAACTTCAGCAAGAGCGCAAGGAGCTTGAGAGGAATAAAGATTCCTCTCTTTTGGTTATTTTTATTTAATTTTATTAAAAGATTTGTTATAATATTTTGGATCAATATAGAATCCTAGAAATAATTTAAATAATTAGGAGGTTTTAAATGAAAATTATTAAACGAGATGGTCGAATTAAAAATTTTGACAAAAGTAAAATTGAGAGTGCAGTTTTAGCTGCTTTCCAGGATGTTGATGGTAAGATAGAAGAATATGCCATGACAAAAGCAAAAAACATTGCAGATTATATTTATGATTATGCTGAGAAACAAGACCATATGTTAAAAATTGAAGAAATTCAAGATTTGGTTGAACAGGGGTTAATGTCTTGTAAAAGAAAAGATGTTGCTAGAGCATATATTAAATATAGATATGATAGAACAAAAGTAAGAGAATATAATACTCAGTTTATGCAAGAAGTTGCAAAAAAACTTGATGCAACTGATGTTCAAAACCAAAATGCTAATGTTGATGAACGCTCTTTTGGTGGAAGAATGGGTGAAGCTAATAGAGTCTTAACCAAGAAATTTGCTCTTGATTATTGCATGTCAGAAATGTCACGAAATAATCATTTAAATAATTACATTTATATTCATGACTTAGACAGTTACGCAATCGGAATGCATAATTGTCTTACGATTCCTTTTGATAAGTTACTTGCGGAAGGATTTAATACTCGTCAAACTGATGTGCGTCCAGCCAATTCAGTAAATACTGCTTTTCAACTTGTTGCAGTAATTTTTCAGCTTCAATCTTTACAACAATTTGGAGGA